GTTCTAAGGTTCACCCTTAAGTGGGTGGGGTTTAGTAAAGTTAGGCCGCCTAAGGGCGGGGTCCTAGTCAATACTTAATTTGTTCTCCTCGGGATACTGTTATAGGTATCTTAGGGGAGTGTGACAAATGTTGACACTCTTGGTGGATAGTTAGTTTGAAGCCTCAGACGAAACATCCGTCTCCTTGAATAAGGTGGCTGCGGCCCTCGCAAGAGGAAACCGAGTCCAATGATGTTAATAATCTCAACGCGTGACAATAAAATTATTTTTATGTTCGCAACTTGAAGATATATTAGCAGCTGTTGGTGCCATGATCTTGAGAAATCAAGGTCGGCCTTTCCTTACGTTCCTGATTGCTCAGGTTCGTGGAAGGTTAGGATATATGCGTCTTGGTTTTGTAAAACCAGCTATCCGTTATGTGTCTTGGTGCTCATCCCTGGGCCGATGTCAGGGTCTTAAAGGGTTAGTAATAACTCTGAAAGCTCTGAATACATCATTGGCCCAATCTATAGCAAGTGATCTTGATTCCTTTCCGACGACTCCTAGAGTCCGACGAGGGATGTTGGGACTTCCTACTGTTATACCCGTTCTTCATAGAAGACGAATAGCAGCTGGGGATATCCTTATCATACGATACTGGTTTACTCTCTTCTCTATTTATAGAGTAATTGAGTTCCCAGGAAAGTTATCATTTTCCTCAATTACCGATCCTGGTAAGGATCTTTCGAGATTCTTACCTGACTGGTCTAGATTTTCTAGCCAGTTCTGGAGAAAACTTGTTAAATTACAGGCTGTGGATGAGGATGATTTAAAATCACCCCTCAATCTACTATCCAGATTTCGTGTTTCACCTTTTCTCATTCCGAGGTCAACTCCGACGAATGATTTATATCTGTCTACGTCACCTTTTGGTATAATTCGTACAGCTATAGCTTGGTCCCGATCAGATCTGTTGCCTTTCTTTAAAGATTGGCTTCAGATGACCCGAAATACGAGATTCCTCAATTGGTTGGAGGAATTTAGTAAAGTAGCGCCTTCGTTATTAACGGAGGAGGCACGTGATGTGCCTACTGATATTGGGAAACTAGGTTTAAAAGATGAACCTGCGGGTAAAATCCGTGTATTTGCTATGGTAGACTGTTTCACGCAATGGGCAATGAAGCCATTGCATGATTACCTATTCGAAATCTTGAGGGTAATCCCTCAAGATGGAACTTTCGATCAACTTGCTCCTATTAAGTTGTTACAACTTAAAGGGCACAGACGCTTTTGGTCTTTAGACCTAAGCTCTGCTACGGATCGATTGCCAATTCTCATTCAAGGTGCTCTCCTGAGTCGATTGATAACCGCTCATGGGGCTAATCTTTGGATGAGTCTAATGGTAGGACGTAACTATGTATTACCCTCTAGGGCCATGGGTCCTGATCACGAAGGTGATCGATTTATACGTTACGCAGTCGGGCAACCTATGGGTGCTTTAACATCTTGGGCAATGCTTGCGATGACCCATCATGCTATAGTGCAGATGGCAGCAACTTTGTCTGGGCGGATTTCTGGTGATGACTGGTTCGAGGACTATGCTCTCTTAGGAGATGACATAGTTATAGCTGACCGGCTAGTAGCCGATACCTACCTGAAAATCATGGCTGGTTTAGGAGTTGGAATCCAACTCTCTAAATCCGTTCACGATTCTTCGGGGCGAGGGGTCCTCGAGTTTGCGAAGCGTGTTTACTATGGAG